AGCGGCTGGAGTTCGTCCCATAGTGGACCGCTTAGGTTGATGCGCTGGATGATCATCGGCGAAGATTCGCGCATTTATGACTGCAAAATGTCCGCGTTCTGTATTTGTTGTGCATAAACGAAACGCCGCACTTGGCGCAAGTGCTAGTCGCTGTCTTCTTTTTTGGGTAATCGGTGCGCTGACGACACGGGGCTGTGCAATACTCCGCCCATGGCTGCAATGATGTAAAGCCGCAGCCGCAACCTTTGCACGTCAGGGCGACTGGCTTTCTGCTGTCCCATACCGCCTTGCCGTGTTTCCTGTGCCACTCGATACCGTCTGGCGATCGGTGCCATTCCGGTGCTTTTTTTATGGCCTGCTCTCTCCATTCCTTTAATTGCTTAGCGTACGCGGGATCAGCCATGCGCTCTTGCATATGGCCTTTCTGATGCGATTTAGAGCTGACACATTCTAGATTATCCAGGTCATTATTCGTCCAGTCTCCGTCCCTGTGATGAACGCAATGACCGTCTGGGATATCGCCATGCGCGTCCGCCCATATCCTGCGATGTAAAAGCCTTTCGGCGTCGTCCTTTCGACCGGATTGGTAATAGCGGCCCGATGTTTGCAGCCAGTATTTTTGATTTTTATAGATAATGGTGTTCATATTGGCACTATGCACAAGCGATGGCCAATGCAATAGCTATCTTCTGCGGCTCCTAAGCGGATCATATGACTGTGCCGCTGGCTGTAGTGACTGCCTAGTGACCGCCAATGTCTTAGGCATAACGTCAACGGAGAACGTGCATGCGAGCGCATCCGCTAAATCGCAGCTAAAGCCCAATCGTTTCTTGATCTGCTCCTTTTCCTCGATCCAAAACTTACCCTTATTCATGTAATAGCGTGGCGCGGTCAACTCGCGCAATAGCTCTGGGATGTTTGGCAGGCAACCGCCGTCCTCCACCCATTCCTTGAGCTTCCACCAGATTTCAGCTCTCTTGTTGCCGAACTTGGGATCGCTTGCCTTGCCTGCGAATTGAACCTCGATTGGTTCCCAATTAGCTAAGCGCATGGCATCAATAGCACCGGCACCATAACCACCGGTGCCGTCAACCATGATGGCATCAGCTTCCCATGCTGGATTGTCGAGCGTCTTGCGTTGACGTGCCATAACCGCGACTCGTGCCGCAATATCCTCAGACCGCGCATTGCGCAGGATGTCAGGTTCCCATGAGGCAAGACCCTGGCGGCGGAATATGCACGTCCGATCATCTCCAAAGCGTGCCACGTCAACGCCAATGACCTTCGGCGCGAACGAATAGCGATCTAAACGAATGTGACGCCCTAATGCCGCCGTTACTTCCTCGACTCCCATCAGCGTATTGACACCGCCAGGAGGAAACTTGCCAAGCACGTACGACATCAACCACGGATTGTCGCGCCCATACTTGTTGATCTGATCCTGCGCCCAATCCTTGGAGACTCGCGGTGTGCGCTTGGGATCGTCTGGATCTGCCGTAATCTCAATGACCGACCACTTGGCGCGGTCAGATACCGTGGAATCGTATAACAGACCATCAAGCGAGGTGGGATTGCCCGCTTGCATGATCATGCCGCGCCGAACGCCGCCCATGCCTTGCTCAGCAGCACGGCCAACAGATGGGTTGATGTCGCCACTTTCATCGATCAAGAAGAACACAAAGCCAGAATGCGTACCAGACAACACGCGGCCCTGCTCTTCGGCGTTGGCAGTCTTAGGGAATGATCGCGCACTTAAAAACCATGTGTCTGGATGATCTTTAGCGAATATGCTCTCGGCTTGATGAACAAACTGATGCTTGAGGTATGGGCTACGCTGCTGCTACTTGGACATCTCAGGCCATAGGTTGTCCTCCAGGTTCTTGCCTGTGGTCGCCGTGGCTACGCCCTTGGGATGGTCGCCAATGTCGCCCCAACAGGCCAAGAACCACCAGCCACCCCACGTTAAAACCGCTGACTTACCAGGACCGGCACACGCCTTTAATGCCACGCGGCTAACATTATCCTTATCCGGCCTCGTCAACGCATTCAATGCATCGATCTGCCATAGATCCGGCTCAACCTTGAAATTCTCGCGCACAAATAGAACGGGATCAGCTTTCCAGGCTCGGAGGCGGTCGACTACGAGGCTCAAGCGTGGTCCTGTGATTTATCCTTCGGCGCTACCGTCTGCGCCATCAATTGCTCAAGGGACAATGTGCCGGAATGCTCGGTGAATTGCTTGTCGCCGTATTTCTTGGGCTGCAATTTCGACGCGGTCCACTTGCGAGCATCAACGCGCAAACGCTGGAGGTTTACCCATGCAGGATCAATCTTGCCTTGCTCATCACGCTCTGGCTCTTCGTCTGGAATGGTGACGATCTTTTCAGCGTGAACTAACGCGCTCGACTCCTTGGCTTTCGCGTATTTGTCGGCAAACTCTGTGCTTCTGGCAATCCAGTGATAAATTGTGTCATTGTCAACACACCAATCCTCTTTACAAATGCTTATCACAGCACGGCCTAGAGCTATCTGCTCACAAATGCGGTCCGCTAGTTCCGTTGTGTACAGCGTTGGCCGTCCGCCCTTATTCTTTTCTACCATATCAACCTCGTTTTCCTTCCCCCATCTACCGACTCCCCACCAAATAGCAATCCGGCGTTCTGTCTCATTTGACTGTTGAGGGTTCGCCATCTTGTAGCGTTGCATTCTCAATACTAATCAGAGCGTTTTGTATGGGGGTATTCCGCAATGCCGTACTACACCAATTTCGCGCCCGGTAAAAAGCTCAGGCCAAAGCGCCTTTGGCTATCGTCAAGAGCTGCCGGGATGCGCTCGGCTCCTACCAAAGGAGAGGCAGCAATGTGGTCAGCCTTAAAGAATCTCTCAGGGTGGTACACGCAAGTCCCTATCGGATGCTCAATCGTTGATTTTTTACACCGCCCAAGCTCAACGGTGGTTGAGGTAGATGGCAAGTATCATCTCGCCATTGTACAGCAACTCAACGATGCGGAACGGACCCGCGTGCTAAGTATTCGCGGATTTGCTGTCATCCGGTTCACTAATGAAGAAGTCTTAGGGTCCATTGATGCTGTCATGGCTAGGCTTTCAGCGATCATTAATCACCGTGAGCAACTGCCATCTCGCGCCACATTGCGAAAAACTCCAGCGATTGCACAAGAACAACAGAAAAAAGAACCACGTCTAAAATATAAACGCTGGAACGGACGCACATTTGACAGAACCGCAACAAAGCCGGATGTGTGTTCTGCCCGGATACCGGGAAGAAAACGCCATTTGCAGCGATGAGACAAAACGACGTAGAAGGTTGATAGATTGCCCTCTTGTCATTTGTAATACACTCCTACATTCATCCCCACAACCCCACGGAGTCCAACCTATGACACCTAAGCTAACAGACAAAGAACAGGCCCTACTTGATAGTGTCAAGAAAGGGATGGACTACCCCGGGAGCGGTTGGCTCCATGAGTTAATCCCTGCGGGAATGACAAAACACCAAGTTGCAGGCATTCTTGGCTCACTGATTGAAAAGGGATTAGTCACCAGTGAGGAGGATAACGAAGGGCCGATGATTTGCTTCTGGGTTGAGTTAGTCGCCAAGGAGGCTAACCAATGACCCCTCCGCGCCTCCAGCCCAATCAGCTACGAGTCATCCGTAGTTACCGCCTAAACCCAACAACCGCCCAATCAATCGAAGAAATGGCGCACGACGTGGACCTGAGCCAAGGCGCATTGCTCGACTCAATTGTTGAGTGGTTCATTAAAACCCATGAAGGACAACCGCTATGATCGCCACGCATGACGCTGCCGAAGTCGCCTTAGCCATCCTGGCACGCAAGCACAAGCGCCTAGTGGCTAATCTCCACCGTAGACCAATGCCAAGCAGCGAAGTCCACCTAAGCGACTGGCGTAAGCTGATCCAAAACTGGCACAACCAATACCCTGGCTCACGCTAGCCCATTGCTTTATGAAGATATCTTTGCAATATCCCATAATGAAGAAAAAACTTATCCAACTAACCCCGCAGATGGTCGCATGGCTTAAAGTAAAGTCACAGTCTGTGGGGGTGCCCGAGAACGTTCTAATAAGAATGGTTATCATGGAAAGGATGCGGAATGAAAAAATGCCCAAGATGTAAAACGGTAAAATCACTTAGATATTTTAACAAATCTCAGACATGGTGCCGTGAATGCCAAAAAACATACCGCAAGGCCCGTCGCGCTACCGCAAGAGGGTCGCTGGCCAAAAGATGGGATGGCGTAATGAGCAGGTGTTATAATCCGTCCGCAAAGGACTATGCCAACTATGGGAAACGCGGCATAAATACTTGCGAACGATGGCGAGTAATGAACAACTTCATTGATGATATTCTTTCATTAATCGGGCCGCCGTCACCAGGAATGTCTATTGATAGAATTGATAACAACGGTGGATATTACCCGGGAAACGTTAGATGGGCGACTAGTTCTGAGCAAGTCATAAACCAAAGGGCGAAAAAAAGTAGATCGGGAGCGAAAGGCGTCTCATGGGAGGACACCGGCACCAAAAAATGGAAGGCTCAAGTCGTGCGGCAAGGGAGGTATTACTACCTAGGCTTATTTGATACAGTAGAAGAAGCCTCTACGAAACGAAATGAGTTTCTCGCATCACGCGAAGAAGGCACCACCCCAAGGAACACCAAATGAACGAGCCAGACCAAGACCACCACGACCTCACCATTGTTGGCGTGGTCCTAACTATCACCGCCTTTTTCGTCACCGTAGCCGGTGCTTTTGCGCTGGGTTACTGGTACGCAGGGGTGAGGTTAATATGATCGAAGACTTCATCGTTCAAAACTT